AATGAAAATGTAATAGATTATTGCACAAATTTAATAAATAAATTAGAAAAAAGCGTTACTATTTGTGATAACCGTAATGAAAATTCTGAAATAATTGTTTATGAAGAAAATGGAGATAAATTAGTATTTATTTTTTATCATAATGAAGAAAATATAAAGAAAGTTTTATTAATTGCGAATTATAAAAATGAAATAACAAGAAAAAACATCGATATACCTACTGTAAAATCAGAATGTCCAAAAAATATGGAATGTCCTTTTAAATCTAATTATAGTCAATCTAATAATACTAGTAATATATGGTGGCCAAATCAACTTGATCTAAGAGTACTTTATCCCAATAATTCTTTAGCTAATCCATTAGATAATAATTTTAATTATACCGAAGCGTTTAATAGTCTAAATTTGGTAGATGTAAAACGTGATTTGTCAATAGTAATGACATATTCTCAAAAATGGTGGCCAGCTGATTTTGGACATTATGGACCATTTATAGTGCGCATGGCATGGCATAGTGCTGGAACCTATAGAGTAGGTGATGGACGTGGCGGTGGTGGAAATGGATTATTACGTTTTGCTCCTCTTAACAGTTGGAATGATAATGGCAATCTTGATAAGGCTCGTCGTCTAATATGGCCTGTGAAACAAAAATATGGTAATAAAATTTCATGGGCTGATCTAATGATTCTTGCTGGAAATGTTGCTCTTGAAATTATGGGATTTAAAATAAAAGGTTTTGGCGGCGGTCGTACTGATGTTTGGGAAACAGACTATTATACATATTGGGGTAGTGAAACAAAAATGTTAGATAATAATAAACGTTATTCAGTAAATGGACAACTAGAAAAACCATTAGCCGCAACTAATATGGGTTTAATTTATGTAAATCCAGAAGGTCCAAATGGTAATCCAGACCCTATATTAGCAGCTTATGATATAAGAGAAACTTTTAGTCGTATGGGTATGAACGATGAAGAAACTGTGGCACTAATTGGGGGAGGTCATACGATTGGCAAATGTCATGGAGCAGCAAGTGAATCTTATGTTGGTCCTCCACCTGAATCTGCGCCTATTTCTCAAATGAATTTTGGATGGAAAAATAGCTTTCAAACAGGAAAAGGTCCAGATACTATTACAAGTGGTTTAGAAGTAACTTGGACTGATACTCCTACAAAATGGAGTAATACATATTTTAAATATCTTTTTGAGTTTGAATGGGAACCTATGAAAAGTCCAGCCGGGGCTAATCAATGGGTTGCTATTAATGCTGAAGCCGATATACCTGATGCGTTTGATCCGAATATAAAACATAAACCTATGATGCTTACGACTGATCTTTCATTGCGTTTTGACCCTATATATAATAAAATATCACGTAAATTTTTAGAAAACATTGATCTATTTGCGGAAGCTTTTGCTAATGCTTGGTTTAAACTGACTCATCGTGATATGGGTCCGAAAACAAGATATCTTGGTCCAGAAGTTCCTTTATATAATTATATTTGGCAAGATCCTATTCCAACACTAAATCATAAAGTTATATCACAAAATAATATTAATTATTTAAAAAATAAAATAAAAGATTCTGGACTATCAATATATGAACTTGTTTATACTGCGTGGTCTTCAGCTTCTACCTTTAGAAATACTGATAAACGCGGTGGGGCAAATGGATCCAGAATATCATTATTGCCTATGAAATTTTGGAAAGTTAATCAATATGTACAACTTCAACGTGTTTTGTTAGTTCTTGAAAAAATTAAAATGGATTTTAATCAACAACAATTAAAAACAAAGGTTTCACTTGCGGATCTAATTGTATTAGGTGGTAATGTAGGAATAGAAAAAGCAGCTGAAAGAGCTGGGCATTTAATAAATGTTCCATTTACTCCTGGAAGGATGGATGCTTTACAAGAAGAGACAGATATTACCTCTTTTAGTTATTTAGAACCGAAAGCGGATGGTTTTCGTAATTATGTATTGTCTAATTACGCATATGAGTCAGAAAAATTATTAATTGATAAAGCCAGCACTCTTTCACTCACTGGTCCGGAAATGACGGTTATTATTGGCGGATTACGGGCTATGGGTATTAATTTTGATAAATCTAAAAACGGTGTATTAACAAATAGACCAGGAATGCTTACAAATGATTTCTTTTTAAATATTCTTGATACGAATACTGTTTGGGAACCAACTAATACAGATGAAAATATATATTATGGATATAATAGTGAAACTAAAAAATTATTGTGGAGCGCAACAAGAGTTGATTTAATTTTTGGTTCAAATTCTCAGCTACGAGCAATTTGTGAAGTATATGCTTCTAATGACGCACATACAAAATTCATATCAGATTTTATAAAAGCTTGGAACAAAGTAATGAATCTTGACCGCTTTGATATTACATATAATCCTAATAATTTACCAATTAGTCAATAAAGAATTTTTATTAGTAAATGATTATCTGAACGTGTATTTCTAATATCAAATAGTAGTATGTCTTTAACAGTTGATTTTTTTTTGTAACACATATGTTTTTTATCTATTTTGTTGATTAAATTATAGTTAATTAACATGTTTATTTGTTCCCATTTCTTTGCTTTTAATCCTAGGACAACCTCGTTTTAAACTACATTTTTTTATGATTACTTTTTTGAATAACCATTTATATAGTTTAATAATTATATAAATGGTAATAAATCGTTCAAAACAAAATATATATTTTATTAAATATGCCTATTATTATATGTTTAATAATATCTTAACACATAGAATTGTAATAGTTGTCAAATAGTCACCTACTTTTTAAATATCTATTATATAGCATAAATCTTGATAATTATTCTTTTATATAGACAGCATAATAGTGATAAAAAGGATTTTTAATCTTTTTTCCATTACCATATTCACGATCAATATCAGCTGAATTATAGAACTGATCAATTTCAGGATTGGTAATACGTTTAAACCCATTACTTTCAATCAAATTTGTCCAATTTTCTCTATTTTTATAATTAGCAAAATAATTTTTAACATAATCTGGATTTTCTTGTTCACCCTTTTTAGCCCATACTACTTCATAAAACCCATGTAACATATCTAAAATCAATTTACCATCTGGATCACTATCACCTTGAATATCATGTTCTCTAATTAATAATATACCACCCGCTCGTAAAAGTCGACTAAATTCTTTAATATATTCATCCGGATTTTTCAAATGGTGTAAAACCATTAAACATGTAATAAATTGTGTTGAACTATTATCGGCTGGAAGTTTAGCAATATCAGGTTTTAATTCTACAAAAGTAAAACTAATTGGTGTTTTAGGTGGTTTAATATCCATACCTACAACATGTGTAGCGCTTATTTTACTAGCTATTGCTTCCGTAATACATGCTTCTCCACAACCAAAATCAATATAATTTTCAATCATTGGCATTCCATCTATGCTATTTAATATTTTTGTGATATCATCTACACGACTATTTGCTCTACCCTCTGTTAATATATTAGGTGGCCCATATAAATCATAGAATAATGTATTCATATTCAAATGTAAATTGTTGTAAATTTGTTCATCAGTCAATCCTTTTTTTACATCTTGTTCTAATAATTTAAATATTTTTTTGCCAACTTCAACTTCTTCTTTTTTTTTGTAATGAAATGGTTTATTGATAATGTTTACAAATGTATGATATAAACGGAGTGAGGCATCTTGACTAAAAACGGTTTTAAATTGTTGTAGAGCACCAGCGTTTTGTAGTATATTACCAGAAGGAGATCGAGTATTAAGTAATTCTTCTGTATATAGTCGTTTTATACTAAATTTAGAAATATATTTATCCAGTTTTTCTATATAAATTGGTCCCAAATTTTCAACTATTTCAACAGTATCTTTCAGAGATTGTGCCATTTGTATGGCTGATTCAATCAGAGGGATTTGACCTTTAATATATATAGTATTAGAAATATTAGTAATATTTTCTAATAATGAACTAATGCGTATGCTATTTTGATAAATAGAATAATTAGCACAATTTGGAACTCCAATCTGTATTAGACTTTTCATATTATTTAGCAACTTTTGTTCCAATACAGGTAAAAGTCCTATAAAATTTCTACCAATTAAATAAACATTAGTATCTATTAGTTGGATTGTTTCTGGTCTAAATATATAAAAGTCTTTAAATACATTAGATAGTAAATGAATAAGTGATATACTTAATGGTTTAAAAAAACTAGGTATTTTAATAATAAAGTGTCCACCAGGAGATAAAATAGATAACCCAATTATCATTTGTCCAAAATGAATTAAACTATTAGATTCTTCATTGTTATTCGTAATAATATCACTAAAATATAAATCGACACCATGTAGAAAATGTTTTTTCACAGATTTTTTAATAGTAATTATATTTTGTATATTAGTAAGATCACCATTCATTTGTTCACTCATTAACCAATTTTTTCGATAATTTTTAAAAATATTATATTTATCCTCTACGTCTAGAGAACTACTATTTGCTAACCATTGAAAGTCTACACGATTTGTTTTACAATAATGATTTGTAGCACTTATTAAACTGCCAGTGAAATGAGTATTATAAAATACATTTATTGAACGTTTATTACTTATTAATTGATAACTTTCAATGATTTGATATGTAGTTAACCAGTCATTTGATACAATTTGAGCACCTTTACGATTTTCATAAAATTGACATAAGTCATTATAAAAATGAAAACAGTTTATGATACCTGAACTATTTGGTAAAGATTCTATTTTGGTTTTAGTAGTTTCAATTGATTCTTTTTGTCTAGTTGTTTTACTATTTATTTCTACTGGCAAATTATTAATAATCGGTTCTATAATGTCTTTTTCAGACCATATTTTAGGTCGGTCAACTTTAAATGTAGTCTCTATATCATTTAAAAAGATACTCATAATGAAATATATTATATATATATATATCTTTCTTAAATTCAATTTTAAATGATACTTTTTTTATTTTTTTTTAGCAGTTTAATTTTTTTAATGTTATATTATTATCCATATTTTGATTTATTTTCCATTTGGATTAAAAACAATGGAGTTTATATTAGTATTATTATTTTTTTAGGTTCTATATTTTTTAGTTGGTTAAAAAAGAAAAATTATTATAATCCTACTATTTTAAAAAATAATACAAACGCACAAATACATATAAAAAATACAAATCTAAAAGTCCGTAGAAATGTAAGTAATTCATTAAAAAAAATGGTAGCTAGTGTTCAAAAATGGAAATGCGGTGATTGTGGTCTATTATTAGATTTTACATATGAAATAGGTCAAATAAAACCATTTTCTAAAGGAGGAACAAATGATATAAATAATTTAATTGCATTATGTCGTTTATGTCATGGTAGAAAAAGTATATTAGAATTAAATAATAAATAACATATATTATGGATAGTATTCCACTATATGTTGTTTATAAATTAGATAGTATTGATTATAAAATAGTATATGGTGACAATTATAAACAAATTGAAAAAAAGGAGAAACCTATTATTAATATAGATAAAGATATATTTTATATCGTATTTGTTCAAAAAAAAAAAGAAAATAATATAGTATTAAATTTATTTGATATTAAATTAGAATTAAAAAAATATAAATGTGATAATTATCAAATGATGATGAATTATTTACAAAATATAGATTGTATCATTGTTTTAAAAAATGTTAAAAAAGAATTGTTATATTTACAAGAATATGAACCTAAAATATATACACGTATAAAGGAGAAAAAAATATATTGTTTTGATAATTTTTTGAAATATAGTCTTTGTTTGCCTCTTTTTATACAAGGCAAAATTTCAAAAAGATATAGAATTCCAACTATAGATGAATATATACAAAAAAAAGAATTATTTCATATTACTTCACATAAAAGTGATTATTGTAAACAGCGTTTATTGTTTCAACATTTAATTCCTACATTTTTATCTCAAATTGATGATTATAATAAAAATATTCCAAATATATTAAATTGGACTGAATTAAAAAGTTTTATAGATTATTTAATTTGTTTGGGAATAGAGACCCATAATATATGTTATATTTCTAGTAATTTAGCAAATAAAAGAAATTTAGAAAAAACAATTGAATCGAATATAAATTTAATTGTAATAGACCAATACATACGTAATCCTAAAAACTATGATTTTTATATAATAGAAAATAAATATAAAGAAATCAATGATAAATTTATATTGATTTCTCCAGTTCCTTTTCAGTAATAAAGCCAATCGCTTTTAGTCTATGTAATAGATGGTTTTTACAATCTGCGGATCTAAGTAATCGTAACATTTCTTCTTTAGATAGGTCATTTTCTTCCATATTTTTTTTAATACATTCTGGGTCTTTTAATACTTTTGCTACTAAATATTCAACATATAAATGATAATTTTTATTATCGATGCCTAAATTTTTAGTTATTTTTGAACGTGTATCACGATTAGCATTAATACAATTCATACGACTAGTTATTTTAGAATTAAATGTAGATTTTGCGCCCTTATGTTTCATAGTTCCAAATATAGAATAGATAGCAAATATTGTTAAAGCGCATTGTGATTCAAATAATTCCCAATGTAGACCATTATAAATAGCATTTTCTATTAATATACTATCTGTAAATTTGTGTAGTATATTTTGTATAATTTCGAGATTTTCTTTATCAAATGTTAAAATATATTTATATAAATTGTCATAACTTGATAATGGTAAATTATATCTTTCCAAATCAAACATATTAAATATATCATTTTCATTTTTAAAACTATTTGGTTTAAATAATTTTTCAGTAGCTTGAAACAAATCATAATTCACTTCTTTTGTGTTATTTTTAATATATTCAAACATGGATTCAAAATTTAATTCTTTTGTTTTAGATAATAAAACAGTAAATTCGATTGTGTTTAATATAACTCTAAAATCACTACAACTATTTTGAATCAATATATTTAAAAATGGAGGTGTTATAATTTCTTCTAAATGTTCAGACTCTATAATTGTATTTATTTTTTTATAAATGATATGATTTGGAACTGGGTCTAATGAATAAAATAGACAATTTTTTTTAAGTTCCGCTAATTTTTTACTGCCAGTTAATGTATAATGAGCAATATTACTAGTTAGTATAATAGGACAAAAATAATTATTTTTTTGTAAATAATATTGTAATTTTTTCATACCACCTTTATCTCCTGTAGATAAACCATCAATTTCATCCATTATAATACCTATTTTTTTTTTCTCATAATTCAACATAGAAGCAACATTATTTGATGCTTTTAAAATTTCTTTAAAAATATTATCTATTTGTTCACCATTACGTGTGTCACTAGCATTTAATTCAATAACATCATATTCATATGTTTGTAATAATATATGGGCCAGTGTGGTTTTTCCAATGCCTGGTGAACCCATAATAATAAGGTTCGGTTTTAAATTATCAACTTTTGTTTTAGGTAAATAATAATTTTGTAACCATTTTTTTAATTCTAATATAACTTTTTCATGACCGCAAAAATCTTCTAATTTTTTAGGTCTATATTTTTCATATAGAATAGTCATTCATATATAAATAATATAATTAATTTCTAAGTGTTAGTAAATGTTTTAGATAACACTCCAATAAATGATAGTTAATACTATAAAATTTACTCTCATTATATTTGTTAATTTTGAATAAATTTCCAGTGCTATTAAATCCTAATAGAGGGACGCAGGGAATCGGATCACTGTTATGATAATAATGTGTATTATTTTTTATTAGCTCTTTATATAAATTACTAAATTCATTATTTCCTATTTTAGGAGTTCCAAAAGTAATATTTTCAATTTCTAATTTTTCACTCTTAAAATAATCATGAAAATTAATAAACAAACATAAACTACTAATTATTGATAAACTTCCACCTAAACTATGGCCCGTAAGTATTATTTTACATTTGTTTATATTCGTTTCTAAATATTTACGAACAATATGATATAATTCGTATTTCATTACATTAAACATTTGATAAAATCCAGCATGAATATAAGGTTGATATGTTTTACTATAATGTTTTAAATAAAATGGACTATAACATATATCTATACATTTATCTTTAGTAATACGTATATCTGTTATTAAGTCATTTACACATTTTGTTCCACGAAATGATATTAAAAGTCTACCCAATTTATCAATTGAATATATAAATTGTGTGTCACCAATATTATAATCACTCAAACTAAAAACTTTAAATTCATTATATTTATCTTTAAGTGTTTCCCATTGGGTTTGCCATATGATATCTATATCCTCTCCTAAATGACCATTTTTATTTAATAAATCAATTTCATCTTTAGTTAAATATGCCAGATAGGACAAAAAAATACATTCTAAACTAGTATCCATTTTATATATAAAGTATAATATTAAAAATAACTATATATTTTTAAATATAGAATTTATGATGAAAATATCACACACAATTGATGAAAATAAGGGAGTTATTTTAGAATATATTTGGCTTGATGGTAAAAGTAATTTGCGTTCTAAATATAGAACTGTATATCCTGAAAATGGAAAACTAGATATAGATGTATGGAATTATGATGGGTCAAGCACCTATCAAGCTGACACAAATAATAGTGAACTTGTATTGAATCCAGTTGCTCATTATCCTAATCCTTTTTTTCAACCGGGACATTCTTATTTAGTATTATGTGATACCTATTATGAAAAAGATAATAAATTTGTAGCTACCAATACAAATTTCAGAATACGTGCTTTAACTATATTTAATGAAAAACCGCAATTGTTACCATGGTTTGGTATAGAGCAAGAATATTTTATTATGTCATCAAATGGAACCAAAATCAGTGAAAAACCATTGGCATGGTCAAAGGAAGTCTGTCCAGAAGAACAAGGGGACTATTATTGTGGAGTAGGAAATCGAACAATTGTATTACGTAATTTTGTTGAAAAACATTATCAATATTGTTTAAATGCTGGATTAAAAATAAGTGGTATGAACGCAGAAGTGGCTCCAAATCAATGGGAATTTCAAATAGGTCCATGTGTAGGTATTTCAGCTGGAGATGAATTATGGGTTGCCAGATATATTTTACACAAACTTAGTGAAGAATTTGGTATAAATATTAGTTTTAATCCAAAACCTAAAGCAAACCCATGGAATGGAAGCGGATTACATACGAATTATAGTACAATCGAAACACGTGGAGATGATGGTTTAAATATGATTTATAAATATATAGAAAAATTATCTAGTAAACATAATGAACATATAGCAGTTTATGGAGACAATAGTCAGCGTCTAAATGGTTCTTGTGAAACAAGTGATATCAATAAATTCAGTTTTGCGGCAGGAAATCGTGGTTCAAGTATTCGTATTCCATGTTCTGTTTTAAAAGTCTACAAGGGATATTTTGAAGATAGACGTCCAGCAAGTGATGCTGACCCTTATAGAGTTACGAGTATTTTATTTAAAAATACTTGTTTAGAATAAAATTATTTAATTTATATATATAGATGGATGATAAATATAAATTAAAAAATCATATAAAATATTGTAACCTTGTTAAATTTGGTAATAATTTAGAACAAATTATAGATGATTGTCATTTTATTTTAAATGAGCAAAACAAAAATAGAATTAAAGAATTAGAGAGTCTAGATAGACTAGCATTATCTATTTTACTTATGGATCATTGTAATTTTCGTGTAGGAAATCTTAAATATAAGAATAGCACTGGATTATTATCAATACAAACACAACATTTTAATCCAGATGATAACAATATTATATTTAAAGGAAAAAAACAAGTTATCAATAATTGTTATTTAAATGATAATGAATTAATTAAACAAATAAGATTATTATGGAATACTGTTGATAATGAATATGATTTTCCTAATGATACAAAAAAATTACTCTTTTCTTATAATGGAGGTTCAAATCATGTTACCCCTAACGATTTGAATCAGTTTTTAAAAATTTATCATCCTAGTTTTTCTGCTAAAATGTTTCGGACATATAAAGCTAATATTTTCTTTTTAGAAATGATACATTCTCTAGAAATACCTAAAACTAAAACTGAAATAAAAAAAAATATTAAAAAAGCAGTAGATTATACATCTCAAAAATTATATAATACATCTACAATTTGTCGACGTAGCTATATAGATAATAGAATAATTAATCTTTATAATACTAACCCTGAATATATATTTAATAACTCATTACTTGATATTTTAAAAAATTTTTGTAACTAAAATTTTTTCATTAATATTAATACAGGTTCATTCCTACTGTTATTAATTCTAGATATTTCCTCAAAACCAAATTTAGCATAATAGTTTAATAAATCTGGATTACACCACAATTTAATATAATTATAATCAAATCTACAACTATGTATCTCCGCATATTTTAGTAATATTTTACTATAACCACTTTTTCGTAATTTGGGTATAATAAACATATTAGATAAATATGGTTCATTATTACTTAAATCAATACCTATACCACCTAATACATTTTGATTAGGTCCAATAAAAACATAATAACTATCACCATTTTGCCAATGCTCTTTTATAAATGTTATCACTTTTGATATATTGTCAAGTCCCTGTGATTTTAAATCATCTACAAAAATATTTAATAACCATTGAGCTACTTGTGTTTGCTGATGTTCCGTTAAATGTTGAAAAATTACTAATTTACAACTTCCTAAAGAAGTATAAGGTATAGAAGACACCATTAAACCAGACATAGTCCATCTACTTAAACTCATTTTTAATATATAGTTTATAGTAGATTTATTTTTATTAGATTAAATTAGATATTTGTTTAACAATATATGAATAATCTGTTTAAAGAATATGCTTATCCAATAAATAACTATAATTATAATTATAAAACATTTGTAGATAATAATTATTCTATTGGTAAAATGGGAGTTAATTCTAATCCAACTTTAGGTCAATTTAAAAATAATATAAATGCTTTAAATAATTTTACAAAACCATTAATTCTTGACCCCATTCCAACACCTAATTCTGTAGCTGGAGTAGGTGACGTTGATTTTTCTGATAAACAAGCAGCTGAACGAGCCCGAAAAGGGTTTTTACAACAACCTCCTTATAATAGATTTAGAACAGAATATCCAGAAAGTGAATATCCTACAGGTGGAATATACAGTAGTAGTTATTTTGTTCAAAGCGGATTTTGTCCAGTGACAAGTGCTACATCAAGACAACAATGTTTAGGTAGAGATAGTAATTATATTTGGATAAATAATCCAATTCAAATCCCAAATCTTGCGAAATCATTTTTTAAAAATCAAAATATAACTACAAATTCAAATAGTGGAACTTGCTATAAACCGCGCTATAGTTATGTAAATAATGCGAATGATAATGGTTTATTAGAAGGATTAATACCAGGTATTGTAGGAGATGTTATAGATATGAATCCGGGTAATTTTATAAGAACTGTTGAAGGAAATGCTGTACCCGGTTCAACCGATACATCACCTCCACGATTTCAATTATTGCCGTGTATAGCTGAGCAATTTATTGGGTCTAAAAATATACAATCATTCAGTATTTTACAATTATTGATATGGGCTGGAATTTTATTATTTATAATTATTCAAATTTCATAAAAAAACTATGTTAATTATATAAATAATGAATTCTTCAAATGAATGTAAAAAGTTATATGATGCTATCGATTGGAAAAGTCTTAGCGTATTGCCAACTGGATGTAATGAGATCAAAGATTTATTACGCAAAATAGAAAATTTACAAAGTGTATGTATACGTTTAAAAGAACCGATTCCAGCTTTAGTTAATTTATGGATCAAAAAATTAAAAAAAAATGAATGCGCATTTGATACTAAAACTGAACCAGTTAAAGTAACACCTGTAGTTACTAAAGCTCAACCTGTAGTTACTAAAGCTCAACATGTAGTTACTAAAGTTCAACCTGTAGTCTATAAACCTGAACCTGTAGTATCCAGAGCTTCACCTGTAGTTTCTAAAGATCCTGAACCGCCTATAGATGGATACATTATAGTAGATGGTAAAATTAAGTATGGAGCCCGCTTCAGAAAATCAGTTCCATTCAATGAGGAAGAAAAAGCACTTCTAATAAAAAATGGATATACCCTAGAAGATTTATTAGAATCTAATATTCATAATGGTAGAGATAATAATGATTATAAAGAATTGAGAAAATATATAAATGAAATTGTCCCAGAAGATGAACGACCTTTAAAACCAGAAGAAAGAGAAATATTACGAAAAAAAGGTTTTGATGTAGAAAGGTTATTAGAATGGAAACAATATAGGAAGGCTAGACTTTATTTGAATGAAACCCCTTTAACCGAAGAAGAAAAACAAAAATTGAAAAGTAATGGTTGGGATTTAAATAACTGGAATATAACAGGACTTCCTAGCGTATCTAGGAAATTTCTTAATGTCAATTATGCTGAATTTGAAGCAGAACAAAGAAGACTATCTGAAGAAGCAGAAAGTCGTAACCCATACTCCTACTCTGGTAAATAGGGTTAATTATATTTTTAAAAAAAAATGTAGGGCAAAGTTTTACATTGTTAGCCCTTACAGCGTCGTGTATATACTATATTTTTGGTATAAAACTAAATATAATGTACGTAAATGTAGGTGCCAAAACCCTGTATGTGTTAATATTCAT